CAATTGGAGGTTATGGATTTTGACAGTGCTACGATGTCGGCACTCGTCGCACAGGGCGGAGGTATTCTGAAACAGCATATGCTGTGTGTGAATAATTATCAGGCAACTTTACCCGCTTCTACGGCGAACAGCATTCTTATTCCCGCCCGTTTTTCGTCAGTGAAAGGACTTCTGACATCCTTCCGTTTATCCACTAATATATCCGCCCCGACTACGGAGAATGTTCCCGGCGATCGGGTTCTGCCCCAGATAAAGGATTATTTCTTCACGGTGGATGGAGCGAATGTTCCCAGTGTTCCCGTTCAGGTCGCCTCCTCTGCTACCGTCGTATTCGCCGGTGAGGCGTTGTCGGAGGTTATGAAAGTGTTCGGAGCGTCTAACTCCGCCCAGTTTGAGGTTGTGTTCTCCAAGACGACTTATGAAAATCTCACGGGGTCTTCCATTACGGGTTCGTTCCTCATCGGTCAGAACTTTGAAAGTCAGGACAGTGCGGGGTCTGCCCTCATTTCGGGTCGTGATTTGAACTCTTCCAATGTTTATCTCAACCTTACGCACTACGAAACATGCCTAGCGTGTGTTGTAGATACCTTCGCACTGTATGATGTCGTGGTTTCTTATAATATGATGGACGGAAGTGTTTCTATGAGTAAGTAAATATATAGACCTATTATAAATGGTATATACCTATAAACAACGGTTCAACCAGAAGTATGGGTTTCCGAAAGACGAACCACATTCGCTGAAAGATATAGCGAAAATCACGGGATACAAATTGTCGGGATTACAGACCATTTTTGATAAGGGTATCGGAGCATACAAAACAAATCCAGAGAGTGTCAGACCACAAGTCCGATCGCCAGAGCAATGGGCGTTCGCAAGACTATATGCGGCATTAGACCCGTCCTCCAAGGCATACCAAGTAGATAAAACACATCTGATAAAGAAATAATTATATACCGATAATATAGATAAGCAAAATGAAAATAGAAAAGGTCGCCGAGAGCAATCTCACTATAAAACCGACGAGGCAAAACATAGATGACAATTTAGGAGTTCCGCCACCGTTTCCGAATAAGAACAGTGTCATTTTCATAAGCGGCGGACAAGGCACGGGCAAATCCACATTCATAACAAATCTATTCAAGGCGAAAGGAGCGAACCGTATATACAGAAAAGTATTTGATACGGTAATGTATGCGACACCAGAGGAAGTCTTTACGAGTGAGGAGGACAATATTTTCAAGGGTCATCCAAGAGTATATCACGACCTATCACCCGAAACATTCAAGACCATAATAGAAGCGGCAGTAGAAACGAAAGCAGATGGCGGAAATAGCATTTTGGTAATTGATGATTTTTCAGAGCAACTGAAATTGAAACAGACCGAGTATATGCTGCGGAAACTCATCAACAAGCACAGGCATATGAAGTTGAATATCGTAATTTCGGCACTCAACCAAAAAGCAATGAATAGAAATCTACGAAGTCTTTTAGATGTAGTCGTTCTTTTCAAACCCAAATCTATGATAGAAACGGATAATTTCGGCGAGGAAGTATTCGGACTGAACCGAGCAGATACGAAAACTCTCTTTGATTATGTATTTGATAAACCGTATAACTTTCTGATGTATAACGCACGGACGAACACATTTTACAAAAACTTTGACGAACTAAAAATAGACAGAAATGAATAATTATATATATATGTATTATATATATAATGCCGCCGAAGGAGAAGAAGACGAAGAAACCGAAGAAGACTGTTCCGAAGAAGAGGAGAACGAAGAAACCGACTATAACGCAGATACAGGAACTGCCCCGTCTTCCAACGGGTTTCAACCGTGATATTCCGATGGGTGGAGCGGGAGGCAGTAGTAATCTATTAGCGGCATTAGCATCAAGACCGCCGCCTCCCGCTACTCCGATACAGACACCCGACCAGTTTCAGATTTTGAGGGAACAGTCCCGTCAGGCGAAAGTGATTGATTTAGTGATAGAGGAACAAGAAGCAAGTAGGCGTGGAAGACCAACGGATGCCGTTTTAGCACAGCGTTTAGGAACAACGGTGGAACAACTCCGAGCAGACCGTCTATTGAGGAGGGCGGCGGGATTTTCTACTATGCCGTTGGAGCAGACCCGTTTATCCGATATGGCGGGGTCTATTACTGAACCTTTGTCGCAACCAATGCCGCAGGAGAGTTATGACCCGCTGACACCATCTCCGAATATCAAGAAAGCGAGTAGAGGTAGGAAGGCAAAAATAACAGGCGATTTATTATTAGTCCCGCCCGATACCGCCCCGCCGAATATCGGAACAGGAGCGACATTTGCGGGAGGAGCACCCGTCAGACAACAGGGTTTAGATATGACACCCGACGGGCGATTGCGTGGTGCTGTTTATGATAGACAGGAGATCGGGGCGGATACCGATACCACCGTGTTTATGGGATAGTGTATGATATGGACGATTATTAGCAATCCATATCGTATAGGACTGATGGACTTCTTTTTATTTTACTTCCTCATCGGTCTATATTTTTACTTTTATGCGATTATCATACACTTCATACACTTCCTACACCAGTAGAAAACCCTATAAAAATATCTATGTTTAGTATATATATAATGTCAGACGCATTCACGAAGAAGTTGGAGAAGCAGTTGGAAGGATTATCGGAAAAGTCCATTCAGATGTATATGACAAAACTACGCATCCTAAACGGAAACCAACCGTTCAAGAGTTTAGCGTTTGTCAAGAACACCAAGGCGATAAAAGAGAAACTGATGAGTATTCAGAATGACAATACCCGTAAGTCATATGTAGCGAGTATTGTTGCCGTCCTCAACCGTCAAGAAGATGCGGCGAGTAAGAAGGCGAATGATATCTACAAGACGATGTTCGCAAAGGAGAGAAACATTTTCAGTGAGAAAGTGGCGACGGGTGAGAAGTCCGAAACGCAAGAAAAGAATTGGATGTCGCAAAACCAAGTAATGGAAATCTATTCCGCATTGGATAAACAAGTCCAAGATATAGATAACAAAACGAAACTGACCGAGAAGGAGAAGAAGTTGGTAGAGGATTGGTTGCTGTTGTCGCTGTATGTCCTCCAACCTCCAAGACGCAACGCAGACTATTATATGATGCGGTTCGGTATGGGCGATGACCCGAACTACAACTATGTTTGTTTAGAGAAAGGCATGTATAAGTTCAACAATTTCAAGACCAAGAAGAGCGGGTCGGAAGAGTTGCCCGTGTCCGATAAGATGTTAGCAGTATTCAAGCAGTATATTGATATGATGGGATTGCGATCGGGCGACTATGTTTTGTATCAGAAAGACCAGAAGAGAACCACATCCAATATCATCACGAAACGACTGAATAGTATTTTCGGTAAGAATGTCGGAGCGAGTATGTTGAGGCACATTTATCTGACTGACAAGTATTCGGAAGTGAAAGACGAACAACAGAAGGATAGCGATTTTATGTCGCATTCTCTCGGAACACAAAAAACATATATAGTAAAATAGATAGGAGAAATCGTGGAGAAAAGAAATAGAAAACTAACCAATCTATTATAGTATAAAACTAAAATAGATAGAATAAAACTAAATATATATGAAAATCATCAATAAATACAAGAATTATCAAGAAAATGAATAAAAAAGCAGTCTTTTACCGTATAAAATTATAATTTTATACGCTTATATGATAAAAAACGGATAAAACTATGTGAAAATCGTGAAAATCCTCTATTTGGAGAAAATGTAAGAAAAACGGAGAGAAAACTTTGAGAAATCAGACGGTCTGATATCCATATACGGTAGCATATACGGATTTTGTTGATGCCGAAATCGTTGCTTGTCGCACTACAACAATCTGAAATCGGATTAGAACACCATCAGTAATATATTCGTTCCCACTAAACACCGTAAATGCTTGTGTCCCACCAGAACTAGCATTGCTTGTTCCCGATGTGATTGTAAATGGTGTTGTCGCCAATGTATAATTATTTGTTTCTTCACGGATTTGAACTGATAATGTTGTTGTTAGAGTGTTTGTGAATGACCCACCATCTAATCCGATCATCGCATATAACGGGTAAAACCTACCCCAATTCGGCGTTCGTATTTGTGTTGATGTTCCAGTTGGCGACCACGCACCAGTCGTCGTCGTTGTTCCCGCACCGGTTGCGTTTGGTATAAGGCATGTTCCGAGAGGTAGTTGAAAAGATGCCAAACGATAATTAGTTGATGATGAACGACCTACGAAATAATCGTCTGCGTAAAAATTACCGACTGCGTTGATAGATGTATTTGTTAGTGTCGTCGTTCCGTTGGTCTGCGTGAAGCGGGTTGTCGGCGTATTATCCTGTAAAGAAATTGTCGCATTCCGCATCGTTGTGGATGCGTTCGTTTGTGTATATCTACGAACGCTTGAACTATCACTCAACCGAATAGTTGTGTTGATTATTTCAGTTGATATTTCATCTTGGTCGTAATGTAATTCATCAAAATCATCACGCATCTTTATATCAAATGATTTCAGTGTTAGAAGTCCAGCAGCACCGACACTTTCAACTCTGACAACCCCATTGTTGGCAGTGGATAGGTTCAGACCTCCTGTATCTCCTGTAATATTGACCGTTGTATTTGTGATATCGGTCTGTGATGCCGTTTGTTCGTATTTTACATCCAATGCTGCCGCCTGTAATTGTATCGTCGCATTTCTTATTTGTGTTTCAGTTGCGTTCTGTGTAAATCGCAGTTGTCCTCCACTGTTTATACTTGTCGCCGTATTGTTTAGTGTCGTTGATGCTGACAATAGTGATATTTTAGGGTCTGATGCGATTTGTAGAGTTGTTCCTCCCGTATTGTTGAGTGTCGTTGTGGTCGCATTCGTTGTTATCTTGTTAGTCCCGCCCGATCGGATATTGGTTGTTGTATTATCCAGTGTTGTCGCCGTTGATGAAATCGCCACTTTGTTATCTACACCAGACACGATATTCGTGGTATTATTTGTTAGCGTTGTATCTGTTGATGAAATCGCTACTTTGTTATTTACACCAGACACGATATTTGTGGTATCATTGGTTAGCGTAGTATCTGCCGATGTTATCGCAACTTTGTTAGTCCCTGATACGATATTCGTGGTATCGTTTGTTAGCGTGGTTGTCGTTCCTGAAATAGATGCTTTTGTATTCGCACCTGACACGATATTCGTTGTCGTATTTGTTAGCGTGGTTGCCGTATTTGTTATTAGTGATTTTGTATTCGCTCCGATATCCTGTGTAATACTTCCCGCTGTTGGTGCGTCCAACGCTACACTACCTGATGATACTATTATTCCTGATGTTCCGGCGACATCGGCAATAAACACATTATTATTTTGTATAGTTGATTGCGTTGCGTTATGCTGATATTTCGCAGTTCCACTGAAAGAGTTCAACGCTAAACCATCACTATTTATACTAACTGTCGTTCCAACAATTGTCGTATCGGCATTATCAACTGCTAAAACTCCTGTGATTGTCTTATCGCCCGTTATCGTTTGTGTTCCCGCTTTGAATACAACAGTGTCGTTTAGCGTTGCTATTTCCTCGTTTATGGTTGTGAAGTCATCACCACCAATCATAGACAATCCGTTGTTTAGTGTGAAATCCATTATATAATATCTAATATATCTGTATATAATAAAATGGAAGACCCGACTATTTCCGACCTTGCTACTGCCGCTCAATCGGCATACGA